TCCAGGATAAAGGAGTACAAGAAGGATCAAACACAACAGAAGATAATGTAACCTATATACACACAACATACTTAGACAACTTAGAAAACTTATCTAAAAGCTATTTAAACCAAATAGAAAACATTAAACTAAGACGACCAGAAAAATACAAACATCAAATGCTTGGTGGCTGGTTAGATAAAGCTGAAGGTGTAATCTTTAGTAACTGGGAGATAGGAGAATTTAAAAAAGTAGGTGTTTCAGTATTTGGTCAAGATTATGGATTTGCAGCAGACAGTTCAACACTTGTAGAAACAAACATTGATTCAAATAATAAGATCATCTATTTAAAAGAATGCTTTTATCTTAAAGGATTAACCACATCACAAATAGCTGAGCTTAATCTTAAACACGCAAAAACAAATCTAATCATTGGAGATAGTGCTGAACCAAGATTGATAGCGGAAGTTAAAGCTAAAGGATGTAATCTTAAAAAAGCAATTAAAGGACAAGGTTCAATAACCTATGGTATCTCACTATTACAAGATTATGATTTAATCATTGATCCAAACAGTATTAATCTAATCAAAGAACTAAACAACTATTCCTGGTTAGAAAAGAAATCTAAAACACCACAAGATAAATGGAATCATTTAATTGATGCAATTAGATATGCTGTGTCTTACCAGCTTCAGAATCCTAATCGTGGAAAATACTATATTAGCTAAATGAAAACAGTTAATTCTTTAAGTGGGGGTAAAACTTCAAGTTACATTGCAGCTTATTATCCTGCTGATTATAATGTATTTTCTTTAGTTAGAACAGATGATAAAAAATGTTTGTTTCCAGATGCTAAAATTAGGCAAGAAGTATCTGATAAATTAAGAACTGAATTTATTGGTACACTTGAAGAAGATGCAATCATATACACTATGTTAGATCTAGAACAATACATAGGTCAAAAGATTGATTGGGTTACTGGTAAAACATTTGATGAAATTATTATAAGAAAGGATAAAAAATATCTGCCTAATGTTACTCAAAGATTTTGTACTACTGAAATGAAATTAAAACCAATATTTAATTGGTGGCAAAATAAATTTAATAAACCTATAAAAATGAATATAGGTTATAGGGCAAACGAAGGGAGTAGGGCAAAGACAATGTTAAATAAAACAACTAAAAATGGTTTTAGTACATTTAAAACTATTGTAGGTAAAAGAAAAACACAAAACAAGTGGGCAAATATTGAATGGCAAAAACCTATGTTCCCATTAATAGATGATAATATTTATAAAGATAAAATAGAAAAATATTGGAAGGATAAACCAGTAAGATTTGCTTATATGAATAATTGTGTTGGCTGTTTCCATAGAACTCCAGTTTTATTAAAACATCTATCAGACAAACAACCTAATAAATATCAGTGGTTTATAGATGCAGAAAAAGATACAAGAACTTTTAAAAATGGAATGACATATAAACAAATTAAAAACAGCTTTAAACAAACATCTTTATTTGATGATGATTTTAATGAATGTGATTCAGGATATTGTGGATTGTAAAAGATGTACACATAAAGCTTCGTTTATTGGTTCTTTACAAAATGGGTTTGGCTGGTATTGTAGAAAGTGTTTATATCTAACTTATGCAGATGAAAAAGAAAACCCAAATAAAAGTTATTAAATTATTTGTGAATAACTAAAAGTTTTGTATATTGCAGTATGATTGTAACAAAGCAGTCATATAAACAAACAAATGGAAATATATAAAAACGCCAAGCTAATGGGTAAAGCAATAGGTAACTTAGAATCTATTAAAAGATATGGTAACTTACCACCTTACCAACAAGAATGGCTTAAAGACGCTTTAAATGCTATTAAGCAAGTTGATTACATTAACCTACAAGATAACTTTTAATATGAAGAAAAGACAATATAGATCTAATCAAGGAAGAAATCCTGAAAAGGAATTAGAAACATTTAAACTTTTAAAAATAACATTAACACTAGGTGGAATATTATTAACCTTATTAATACTTAAGAATTTATTATGAAACAATATTACAAAGACAACGGACAAAGAAGATACTACATAGCAAAAAGAATAACAACAAAAGAAAATAAAAAAAACTTTATTAAAGCACTTTTACAAATGGGTGCAATGTGGTTAATATTTTTTTCAGCTTTATTTTTGTTTTTTCATTTAATTGATTAGTTTTAATTATGGACAAATTAACAAACTTAAAAGATTTACAGTATTATAACAACATAATACTATTAAGCGAATTAGTAAACAAAGTAGTAAAAGACAATCCTGAAAGTGAAGAACTAAAGGAAATTCAAAAAGCTTTAATTGAAACTATTTTTTATACTAACAACTTACAAACTAATTTTGCAAATTGTAAAATAGCTAATAGTGATTACAGGGAACAAAGAAATGATGCCTTGTTAGAATTAAACGAACTTAAAGAAGATATAACAGAATTTAAAATATGAAAAAAAATTTAAAAGAATTTGAACATTTAACAAAAGATTATAATTTGCAAGAAATGATTAAAAATGATTGTAAAGAAATTGATAGAAAACAAATTAGAGTTAGATTCTATAGAACATCAATTATGTATAGTGTTTTTGATATGTTGGTAGATAAAGATGTTTATGAAGATTACAATTATCCAAATAATAATACATCTAAAGCTGTTAATGAATTAGATGCTAAAATATTTGATAAGCACAGAAAGTTAGATGAAGAATTTACAGCAAACTCAACATCAGAAATTATAAAATGATAGAGAACCATTGGCTTTATGCTACACTTCCAGAAGATGAACCACAATACAAATGTATTGAATGTGAAAAGCCAATATATAATAATGGATATTGTAGTTATCAATGTGAATACTTAGATTAGTAAAAGATAGTTTGTTTGTTTAAATTAGGGGGTAAGAAATTGCTCCCTTTTTTTATGCAATAAAATCACTAATTAAATACGTTATATAAATAATGAAAGCTGAAATAATAGTTCCAGACAACTTAAAGGAAATCAACCTTAAACAATATCAAAAATTTGTAAAGCTTCAAGCAGACAATGAAGGTACATTTTTTCTACAGCAAAAGATGATTGAAATCTTCTGTGGAATAAAAGGTGAAGATGTATTGAAATTTAAATACGATGATGTCGATAGAGTAACAACTATCTTAAATGATATGTTTGATTCTAAGCCAGAGCTGGTTAAAACCTTTAAATTAAAAGGTATTGAATATGGATTCATCCCTAACCTATCAGCTATTAGCTTTGGAGAATATATTGATCTTGATACTTATATGGGTGATTGGAGTAATATTGAAATTGCTATGAATGTATTGTACCGACCTATTAAACAAAAGCAAGGTGATAAATATTTGATTGAAGATTACACAACAGAAGGAAAAGAAATCTTATTGGATATGCCAATGGATGCGGTTCTTAGTTCTGTGTTTTTTTTTTATCGTTTAGGACAGGATTGTGCAACGAATATTCTCAGTTATTTGAATCAGGAACAGGAGACACTACAAGTTCCAGATCAGGATTTGGTAAAAAATGGGGATGGTATCAGTCGCTTTACGCACTCGCTGGATCAGATATTACAAGATTTGAAAATATCACTAAATTGAATTTACACGAATGTTTATTGATGCTAACATTTATGAAAGAAAAAAGCGAATTAGAAGCATCAGAAATGAAAAAAAAGTTTAAATGAGTCAACAAGGATCAAGGGCATTTTATCAAGCCACAGAAACAATTAAAACACAGCTACTAGCTGATGTAAATGTAAACACAGTAACAACTGGTGACATAAGTGATGTTGATCTGCAGAAGCAAACAATATTTCCTTTATCACATATTTTAGTAAATAGCATAAGTCAAGAAGATGGTGTGCTTAGATTTAATATGTCGGTATTAGCTATGGACATAGTTCACCAATCTAAAACAATAGTAGTTGATCAGTTTGAAGGAAACAATGATTTACAAGATATTCTAAACACACAAT